TATGTACAGCAACACCATCACTCCCTAATAAATGCCCCACAGTGCTTGTTGCGCTAGTATCAGATGTCTTCCCCACCAGCAAATTACCACTGCTGTCGATACGCATAGCTTCTGAGGTATTTGAGACGTTAAAGGCTAAATCACCTGCGGCATTTCTAACTCTAATTCGATTAGTTGCTCCACCGCCGTTATAATCTAAAAACAATGTTGTGTCGTTTGTATCACTGCTGTCTATTCTAAGTTGTGAATTATTAGCCGCAACAATGTCCATTGCTATTGCTGGAGCAGACTTATTAATCCCAACTGCATCTGCTGATGCGTCAACGAACAGCGTATTCGTGTCAACTGTCAGGTCAGTAGTTATCGTTGCGCTGTGAGCAGTCAACGCTTGTGCCGCAGGGTGACTTGCAGATAACTGTATAGGTCCACGATTTACCACATAAATATTGTTTGTGCCTGTTACAGGGGCGGCTGTGAATGTAAGCGTTGTTCCGTCTACAGTGTACGCTGTTGTTGGTTCTTGGCGTATGTTCTCTACAAACACATCAACAGTATTTGTCGTTGCGCCTTCAGACAAAGTAAATGCCGTAGTAGAACCATTGCCACTAAAGGTATCTTTCGATACCGATGTGGTAAAGTTTCCGTCAGCGTTTTGTCCTATATATGCCATTAATTGTTTCTCCTGCCCGACTTCCAGACGGGTTAATTTCTGTTAGTCTGAAAAATATGTAATACTTGCCCTGTAGTCTTTAGCGGCAGTAGAAGCACTGCCCTCCATAGGTCTGTCAAACTCTATATTTACTTGGCTTGTGCCGCCCTGCGCCCATATAAGAAATAAAGAATTATCTTCAAAAGCCACCCCTGTTGCTTCAACTTGTGTGCCTACAATTTTATCTGTAACAGCAAAAGGCAATCCACTTAGTTGAATCGTTTGAGTGTTGTTGGTTGGGTTTATATTAGCGTAAAAACTAACAGTTACTTTGTTACCTATTTTCGTATAAAAGGCACTTTGGCTACCTATGGCATCTACGTTTGCCGAGCCAGCTGGCGTCCAAGTCCCCTCCTCATAATCATCCAGCGCATTAGCCGCCGCAGTGTCGCCGTTGAATTTTATGCCATCAGTATCAATTTTTACTTTTTCAGCATTTAGTCCTCTAAAAACTGCAATATCTCCTGATGAGTTTCCTCTGTTAACTTTTAGAGAGCCATTATCAATATCAAGTTTTACGCTTGGCGAAGTGCCAATCCCAACCCGATTATTTGTAGCATCAATAGTCAGGGTGTTACTGTCTAAATTAAAATCAGTTGCGTCTATAGCATCTGATGTAATCTTGCTAATTGCCATTAGGTAATCTCCAGAATAGACAATGCAACATCACCAGAGGATGCTGTGTTTGTTGTTACTTTCAATACGTCTGATGCTTCCATAACAACCTTTTGGTCGCCACCTACGACAACCAAGGCACTGCCCACTGGGACAGGGGCCGCCTTGACCAGATAAATATTATCGCCATCACTGTTCTCTAACTGCACATCAATGGTAATTTGAGACGCAACAATGTTGGCAACAGATAGCCCTATGATTGTGGTTTGTGTCGCGCTAGGGCAGGTGTAAATAGTAGCCGCCCCTGTGCCTACAGCAGTGTCAGTTTTAATCTTGAATGTATTAGCCATATTTCTGTTATCCTAAAGCTATGGCAAGTGCAACTGCTGTCCCTGCCTCGTCTACATTAAGGGTTGTTCTTGCGGCAGACGCGTCTGCATCGTCTATTAACGACCTGCCATAAGCAGTCAAATCTGTTACATCTGCAACTGAAGCACCATTAAAAAACGGCAACTTATTTGCCGCGCTTGTTTGGTCTGAATCAAGAACCATGACTTTCTGTGCTGGCATCGTGCAAAATAATGTTTTTACCCCAGCCGACCAATCGACAGCAGAATCGCTGTTACTTGATTGCAAGATAGAAGTTCTTGCAAGAGTTGTTCCTGAAGATGCGTATGTCCCAACACCCACCTCAAAGTTACCAGCATCATCAACACAACCATAATAAGTTGTGTTGCCATTTCCTATAGAGTTAAATGTCTCAAATCCAGTCACTGCGCCAGCAAGAGTGTATGTCCCCGTGCCTGTGGTGTTGCTGGTTTCTTTGACCCTATCAGCAATAACCAACGCCATAACAGACCGCTATGCTATACGGATAATGGCTGTGCTTGCCGCCGCCGATGGGAATTGGATAGTAAAATCCCCGTTAGTTGAAGTCTTGTCAGCGCCAAACGCTAAAACAGCAACAGCCTTGTTGGATGCGCTAGAGTTATAAATTAACGCTCCGTTTGCCGTTATTGTTGCGGTTGAAAAGGTTGTGTCGGTAAAATCACAAACCGCCGTGTCTGAATCAAGCACAGGAGTTACGCTGGTTAGGGTGTTGCCGCCAGAACTATAGCCAGTGCCAGACGCTTCATTGGTCGTTGCAAAAGCGGTTGTGCTTTTATTAAGGGTCGCAGAACTTGTGAAAAGAGCAAGTTTAAAAGTATGCCCACTAGATGCAGTAAAGTTATGCTCCGCTTTGAGCAACTCCGCTTTAAAAGAGTTGCACATTTCTTGGGTAATAGCCATTACAGCCTCCTAATATGTTCAGCCACATCCTTGTGACCATTCTTACAAAGAATATTATACACAGTAGTCCTGTCGCTGTTAATAGCCTCTTTCATATAAAATATTAACAGAGGTCGTAACACATCCCTGAACGCATATGCCTGCTCCCTTATGGCGGAAGGTGCGCTGTCGCTAACCTGAATAATTTTATCCAAGCATCTTTCAGCAACTTCTTCAGGGCTATGCCCCCTATCTTCTGTCGTGTGTACACTCACAATGGGTTCTTTTGGAAGCTCCATTGATATTGAATTACCAAACATTATACTCTGACCTCCCCATCTCTATAACTATCTCGCTTTAACCTGCCCTCTGTTTGCTGTGCCAGTAAAGCAATAGCTTCTTGATATTTGTTTTCATACATCTGGGTAACGTCTGCGTCACCCTTCATAAATATGTTGGCCTCTATCAATGAGCCATACAAAAGCGGGACCTCGGCGTTTGTTCCAAGCCAACTTGTCCCATCACTAGATGTGGTAATAGATGTCGGGTCATGTGCGTAATGCAGTTGAACCGCATAGGTTGAGTTGGGTGTTGGAGCCAACATAAAATGCTCATCGCTATGATTGGCATAGTATTGGGGAAAGCCTGTGGTTGATGTGTTGGGGAATGCCTCTCTTAAAAAATTAGAGTCTTTGTCTAAAAGAAAAACATAGTCACCGTCAGCTTCCTTTACGGCAATAGAGTATATGTACTGGAAGTCTGCGGGTTTGTTTAAAAACCTTTGACCATTGACAAGAGTAGAGTCCACAACCCTGCGAAGGCTTGGTATCTGCAAAGTTCTGTAAAGCCTTTCCTCGGCGTTTTGTATAAACCTAGAGAGATTGTTTACAAAAGTTGTCTCTGTGTTTTCAGTGTAATCCTGTATCGCTTGTTTAAGCGTAGTAAACGTATACGCCATAGCTAGTCCTCGTTGTAAAGATTATCAAAAATCCTATTTACATCTAGCGTATAGTCTAAATCACTTTTGCTGTAATGTATATGTGCAGACGGCTTAAAATCTGGTGCGCCCTCGCCTGTCTCAAACCATGCAGGGTGCGTTACTCTAACCCTATTGTTTGGCAAAGCTACGATGTTTCCTGTCCACTCCCCCGCATCTAGCAAGTGCATGACATGGCTTTGCTTGTGTTGTGCAGGGTCATCTGCAATCTCACTATCAGTATAATCAACAGTAAACATATACTTTGCTGGATAAAAGTTACCGCCAACTTTTGCGAGCCACGGGCAGGGGGTTGCCCTGTCTATTGTGTACACAGCGTGTGTATGAGATGGGCAGTCCCAAGGCTGTGCATCATGGACATCCATAGGTTCAGGCCACTCATCTAAGGGTTCATCTGCCACCAGTGCTGTAATTGGCATCCTCGCCCACATAGCTCCGCCATGCACGGTGTCCGTCTCCTCACCTTCGGCTTCTATGCCAGTGAATATCATTTGGAAACTTAAACACCTATTGGGTAAAGTGGTGACGGCGACAGCCATCGCATGAAGAAACTCCCCATGATAAGCTTCGTGATTATGCGTGTATTCACGCCTCACCCAACACTTGAAGTGAGGTATATTGCTCTGAAGATATGGCATTAAGCTTTAGTTAGCTTATAACCTTTTTTCTTTGCGGCGGCTCTAACCTGAGCCAAAGTCATAGGCTTGGCTGTTGCTCCGCCACGCTTCATACCTTTTGACTTCATCATTCCACCACGCTTCATGCCTTTGGATTTCATCATGCCGCCACGACGATAGCCCTTAGACTTCATCATGCCTCCACGCTTCATACCCTTAGACTTTTTAGCTACTTTTTTACGCATAGTATCCTCCTATCGTATTGAAAACTTACCACCCCTGCTCGCCGCACCCATGCCGCGAGAGGTCATTCCACCAGCAGACATTTTCTTTACAGCGCCGCCTGCCTTTTTTCTCGGTGTGCCGTCAGCGTTGATATCTTTACGCTTCAAGTTCTCCTCTTTTACTTTGGCGTCAGTCACTACATTTTTAGCCTTCTGCGCCTTTACTTCTGCCTGCGTTGGGTTCTTGGTTATCTTGCTCAAGTCTGTTCCCTCATAGACATTTGTAGCTTTTGCCTTCACTTGCCCCGGAACTGCAATCTTTTGCCCAGCTTTGATTTCATTTGCATTTTTAATTTTGTTGTTTTCTTTGAGGGCTTTAAGACTTACGCCATAGTTTCTCGCAATCTGAGAAAGCGTATCGCCTGACTTGATTGTATATTTCCTGCCGCTCGCTACCTGAACTGGGTCAGCCTTTGTACCACCGCTTCTGCTTCTAAAGAACTCTGCTTTCTTTTTCCGCTTTGTTTCAAAATCACTGCGTGCTTTCTTTCTCTTGTTTTGCTGGTCCTTCATACGGGCAAAGAAACCCGTCTTCTTTGTGGGCGGCTTTCTCTTTTCTCTAGCCATATCAATCTCCTTAAAGTTACATGCAACTTTTATGCATTTGGTGTGTAGGCTATCCCGCCCATACCTGAGTGTACATTACAATAATAGTACAACGTAGGCGCTCCAACCGCAACCTCGATACGAGTAAAAGCTCCGCTTTGACCGGGGATACCGCTAGGTGTTCTTTATGATTACAGTAACATCACCCACAGAGCCTGCAATATTTGTAAAAAGACCACCGACTGGATTGTACCCAAAGGCTGAGTCAAGGCTGTTGTCTGGCCTTGGGTCTCTTAGTGATTGCGGGTCTGTAACTCTTAATCTGCCTACAAAATTTTGAGGATGGTCGGGGTCAACAACATCCTTGCCTATCAAAAGCCCTGTGCGAACTCCGTTCTGAACCTCTGGTATTAAGTCTCTTAACGGGTATCGGAATCCTGTCCTATCGCAATACCCGAAAGCCTTACTGCCGCGTGCGTACATTTAACCCTCCACATACACAGAACTATACGGCACAAACCTTACAGAAACTCTGTCCGCATCTTCCCCTGCGGCAAGCTGATACTGAAACTCATACTCTTCCTTCAGTGCCGCCGCACGTTCTGCGCCTTCAGGCTTCTTCATTGAGATTTGATATGCAAGCCCAGCCACCAAACAGGGAACCCACCTTGGTGGTATAAAGTTTGTGGATGTCCCAGATATACCACTAGACAACCCGTCAGTGCCAACCAACCTGTAGTAAAACAAAGTATAGGTTTCAACACTATTGGGAACAGGCCAGAGGGTCACCTGCGTAGAACCCGCTAACCTTTCGACGAAGATTTGGGTCGGCCTACCTTGCGTGTTTTTTTGGTTTTGCTGGGCGTAGGTTGAGACACTGATTCTTTCGAGGTTGGTGTCGGTTTGGTTGGTTCCGGTCCCCGTCCGAAGTTGGTGTTCCAGAAGGTCAACAGTGTCTGTCGGGAGAGTATACGTTGCAGTCCCTGCGGTAATAGCTTGCGTACCGCTCGCAATGGTCCAAAGATTAAGTCCACGATTTTGCCACTCCAAGGTTAAAAGGTTAAAACTACGGCGGGCAGTTTTTAAATCATACCCAGAGCGCAGTTCTGTACCCGCCCGCTCAAAGGCTTCTTCGAAAATTTCTGGTAAGTCTGGTGTCACAACTGCCATTATGCGTTCCTATGCTTTCTGACTTTGCTTGCAATTCTCCTTGGTTGTTTAGAAAATTGCCTACCCTTTTTAGTATCCTCACGCTTCTTTCTAGACGTAGCCGCGTATTCTTTCGACGACATATTAACTATTGCCGCGCTCGGCAAATACCTCTCACCAGTAGCATTTGGCCCCTGCGTGCTAGGTTTGCCAGACTTTGTGCGCCACTTTTGCTTGGTCCAACTATCCAAACTTTTTTGAGATTTCTTTTTTTCTGCCATATCAAATAATACTATGAAAATACGATTAGAACAACAAGGACTAAAAGCCCAGTCACGGCGCCAATAATACTAGTAACAAACATGGCAAATTTTATTTCTTCGTTTCTTTTTTTTCTTTTTCTTTCCGCCTCTATCTTGGCTTGCTTTATAGCCTCTTTTTCCTCGGCAATTCTTTTGGCTCTTTCAGCAATGATAGCCCTCCACGTTCCGTAGCCAAAACGATTATCAATCATTATGGAAATTTCTTCGAGTTGCTCTTGGGCTAATTTGGCATCAATGACGGAGTGAGCCGCGTCCTTGGACTGACCAACAATAGACTTATCACTAAATCGTTTTTTCTGTACCTGCTTTTCCCCCTCAAAAAGTCCGTCCAGCGCACCCGCTATATCCCTTATGTCATTTACAGTGTTGATATTACTTTTAATCAACTCTACAGACTTTTGGACTAAAGCAATGCCCGCCAAACCTGTTGATATGGGGTCCATATATCACCTAATCTCTATAGCCTCCGCCAGCTTTCTTGTAGGC